TGGGATGACAATCAAGGATTCAATCATCCCCCTGCCATATAAAGAGCCTTCAGCTACCCTTTATCAGCTTTTGCAGACCATCGTAGAAGAAGGGAGAAAGTTTGCTTCAGTTGCAGACCTGAAAGTAGGCGATATGTCGGCTCAAGCTCCTGTTGGGACGACCCTAGCGATCCTAGAGAGGACGCTAAAGGTCATGAGCGCAGTCCAAGCCCGTGTTCATGCAGCAATGAAGCAAGAGTTTAAACTCCTAGCAGGCATTGTTCGGGATTACACCCCTGAAGACTATGACTATGAGGTGGATGTCTCTGCAGATAATGCAAGAAAGGCTAAGAAACAGGATTACGACATAGTAGAAATCATCCCTGTATCAGACCCTAACGCATCAACAATGGCTCAACGGGTCGTTCAGTACCAAGCAGCCCTGCAACTTGCCACCACAGCACCCGCTATCTATGACCTGCCGCAGCTCCACAGGCAAATGCTAGAAGTGTTAGGAATCAAGAACGTAGAGAAGCTAGTTCCAGTAGAAGATGACATTAAACCTAAAGATCCAGTGTCAGAAAACATGTGTATTTTGTCTGGAAAGCCGGTTAAAGCGTTCCTTTATCAGGATCATGAGTCCCATATTAAGGTGCATTTAAACGCCATCATGGACCCAAAGATGCAGAAGCTGATCGGTCAAAACCCACAGGCTCCTACCATTCAGGCGGCTTTGCAGTCTCATGTCGCTCAACATGCTGGGTTCCAGTACCGGATAGAGATCGAGAAGATGCTGGGCGTTCAGTTGCCTCCGCCGGACGAGCCATTGCCAGAAGATATCGAGGTGGCTTTGTCAAAGGCTATAGCCGATGCCTCAGACAAGCTGCTCCAGAAAGATCAGGCAGAAGCTCAACAAGAGCAAGCAGCCGTTGCTCAACAAGATCCTCTGGTTCAGATGCAGCAGCAAGAGCTGCAATTGAAGCAGGCAGAACAGCAAAGAAAGGCAGCAAAAGATCAGGCAGATCTAGAGTTTGCAAGGGAAGAATTGCAAAGCAAGGATCAATTAGAGCGCCTGCGTATTCAGTCTCAAACAGAAATAGGTTCAATGCAAGTAGAAGCAAGACTCTCTGATAACCAGAAGAATAGGGAATTCAAAGAGCAGGAGTTGCAAATCAAACAGACCCTAGACAACCTGCAGATAAGTTCAGATCTTTCCAAATCAACTCTGGATAGGGAGCTAAAGCGAAGTTCTGCTCAGGCTAAATTAACTTCAGACGCATTGAAATCAGGAAACGATAGTGGAGCTTAAACATTATCTGCATCGGGAATTGAGTATAGATCAGCAAGGACTGAAGGATACACTCGCCTTCAATCCTGTTGAAGATTTCGCCGCCTATCGAGAGATAGTGGGCGAGATTCGTGGTATCCAGCGAGTGCTAAGACTGTTAGAGGATTTACCTGATGACTGAAGAAGCAAGCAAGTTAGAACTACCGATACCCAAGGGCTACCGAATCCTGATTGCTATACCGAAGAAGGATAAGGAGTTTAAGGATTCGAAAATATTAATACCTGAAGACCAAAGGCGTAGAGAGGAGACGGCATCAATTGTAGGAGTTGTTGTCACCCTAGGTTCTATGGCGTATCAAGACCCTGAGAAGTTTCCAGACGGTCCTTGGTGTGCTGAAGGCGACTACATCATTATGAGGTCGTATTCTGGTACGAGGTTCAAAATCACCACGCCTGAAGGTGATCAAGAGTTTCGCATAATTAACGATGACACCGTTGAGGCTGTTGTTGCTGATCCACGGGTTGTTACCCGCATTTAAAGGAGGAGTTATGGACGAGAACTATGAAACAGAATCAGATGAACCGGAAGAAAGGTTTGAAATAGAGGTTGTAGACGATACCCCGGAGGCTGATAAGGGAAAAGAGTATCGGGCAAAAGGAGATGTAGACGCCTCAGATGATGAGATATCTCAATACTCCGATAACGTAAAGAAGCGCATTAAAGAGTTAAGTCGGGCTTATCATGATGAGCGCAGAGAGAAAGAGCGTCTTGGTCGTGAACAGAACGAAACAGTTGCCTTTACAAAGCAATTAGCCGTAGAAAATAAACAACTGAAAGACCGTCTTTCTGCTGGTGAACTAGAGCTTGTAGAGTCAAGCAAGCAGCGCACCGCATCTCAGATGGCTCATGCAGAGCGTGAGTACAAGGATGCTTTTGAAGCGGGTGATACTGACCGCATTATTGCAGCCCAAAAACTCTTGTCGGAAAATGTTGTTTATAAAAGGGAACTTGACAACTATCAACATCAGTATCAAGCCCCTTTACATCACGAACAAAAGGTAGTAGAAAGACAACCTGAGATTGTCCCTGATGAACGCACCCAGCAATGGGTTGAAGAAAACGACTGGTTTGATAAAGACTCAGTTATGCGGGGCGCAGCTTTTGGAATACACGACGATCTGGTTAAGACCGGATACGTTGCAGGTTCAGATATCTACTTCGAGCGCTTAAACGCTCGCATCCGGGAAGAGTTCCCGCAAAAATTCGGGTCCAAGAGACCTGCCGCGAATGTTGTTGCTTCTGCTTCTAGAGGTACAGCGGGTACTAAAAAAATCTCGCTTACAAAGTCTCAAGTCGCTCTTGCTAAACGACTTAACCTTCCACTAGAAACTTATGCGGCTTATGCTGCCAAGGAGCTTAACAATGTCCGATAGAACCCCACGGGATGTAGTAACACGCACAACAATGGAACGTAAAACGGCTTGGACACCTCCGTCTTTACTTCCAGTTCCAAGACAAGTAGAAGGCACTTCTTATCGCTGGATCAGAAAGATGATGCAGGGACAAGTAGATGACCGGAACATGATGTCTAAACAAGAAGAGGGCTGGATTCCTATTAAAAGAGAAGATCACCCGGAATTGCAGTATTCGGGTAGGACTACAGGACTCGTCGAAACAGGCGGATTAGTACTTTGCAGTATGCCTACGGACTTTGTGAACCAGCGGAATGCTCATTACCGCAAGATCACAGATGCCCAGACAGCCGCTGTAGACTCTAATCTAATGAGAGAAAATGATCCTCGTATGCCTCTTTTCAGTGAGCGCAAGTCGTCCACAAGCAGAGGCAGAAGAGACTAAAGGAGTATTTAAATGGCTTACCCTACTATAAATGGACCTTATGGGCTAAAACCCATAAACCTGATCGGTGGACAAGTATATGCTGGAGCCACTCGTCAGATGGAAATTGAACCAACATACGCTACTAACATTTTTTACGGTGATTTTGTAAAAAGAGTTGTTGGTGGATTTGTTGAGCTTGATGACGGAACAACCGCTAACACCCCTGTCGGTGTGTTTCTTGGTTGCACCTACGTCAGCGCAGTAACGAAACAGCCAGTTCAATCGCAATACTATCCAGCTTCAGTTTCGGTTCAAGCAAACACCGAAATCTACGCTACTGTTGCAGATGATCCTGACACCTTGTTCCAAGTCGCAGTTTGCTCAAGCGGAGTTGTAATGGCTACCGTTACGCAAAATGCAATTGGCACAAACATGTCAATTCTGGCAACCGCTGGTAACACAGCTACCGGAAACAGCAACTTTTCCGTTCTAAGCTCCTCACCAGCAGCTACCAATACGTTCCCAGTACGGGTTATCGATGTTATTCCTGCAACAGCTCCTTCGGCTGGCAACTACGCTGAAGTAATTGTTAAGATTAACTTCGGTATTCATCAGTATAACAATGCAACAGGTTTGGCTTACGCCTAAAAGGAGTTACTTAAATGGCTGCTATATCACGCGCACAACTGCTAAAAGAGTTACTCCCGGGGCTGAATGCCTTATTTGGTTTGGAGTACGCTCGTTACGGCGAAGAACACAAAGAGATTTTCGAAACAGAAACCTCTGAGCGTTCCTTCGAAGAAGAAACAAAACTGGCTGGCTTCTCAGCAGCACCTGTCAAGAACGAAGGCTCTGCCATCGCTTACGACAATGCTCAAGAAGCTTGGACCTCACGCTATCAACACGAAACTATCGCTCTTGGTTTCTCGCTGACTGAAGAAGCAATCGAAGATAACTTGTACGATTCTCTCTCAGCTCGTTACACCAAGGCTTTGGCTCGTGCTATGGCATACACCAAGCAAGTTAAGGGCGCGAACATCCTGAACAACGGATTTTCAGGTTCTTACCCCGGTGGTGACAATGTTGCATTGTTCAGTAACGCACACCCATTAACCGGTGGCGGCACAAACAGCAACATTCCAGCCACCCCTGCTGACTTGAACGAAACGTCCTTGGAAGCGGCTGTCATTCAGATCGCTGCTTGGACTGACGAACGTGGTTTGCTGATCGCTGCTAAACCTCGCAAGTTGGTTGTTCCTCCTTCACTGATGTTTGTTGCAACCCGTATTCTGGAAACAGAACTGCGTACTGGAACTGCTGACAACGACATCAATGCATTGAAGAACAACGGTTCGATCCCCGGTGGATATTGTGTCAATCACTTCTTGACCGACACCGATGCATGGTTCCTGACCACAGATGTACCTAACGGTCTGAAGCACTTTGTGCGCTCACCATTAGCTCAGTCGATGGACGGAGACTTTGATACGGGCAACGTCCGCTACAAGAGCCGTGAGCGTTATAGCTTTGGCTGGTCAGATCCTCTCGGAATGTTTGGTTCCGAAGGTCAGGCATAAGTAGTATTTGTGCTAGTTTGGGGGACTTCGGTCCCCCTTTCTTTTGTCCCTTGACACTGTTTATATAAGGTGATAAAAAGATAATAACCAAGAACCTCGACTCATACAGACTGGCTTGGCAGACATTATAGAGACTGTATGGGCATGTGCTATAACACAAAGGAAATATATCATGGCAAAAACTACTTTTTCGGGACCAGTGCGGGCTGGATATCAAGGCGGAGACGCAAGCTCACAAGGACCTTTAACTCCAGTTACTGTTAACTCTGGTTCAATAGTTGAAATAAATACCGGCTCCGGAGCGTATGGTTTTTATACACGCATCGAGCCAACCACAGGTTTTGGTTCTAGCGACTATCAACTTCCGGGTGAAGCATATGGTGTGTTTGGGCGCACTCAAACTGGCGCGCCGTTTGCTACAACCCCTACAACAACTTTTAAACATATTACCGGTGTAGCTGGTAATTTTGCGGTTATTGGTTCATATGCTAATAATGGTTTGATGTCCGGTGTAATGGGTATTATTAATACCAACACTTTATCTGGTGATGCCGCTGTTATGGCGTTTATGCAGGGTGACTCTGGTGTTACGACTTGCCGTACAGCGTTTGGTGTTGCAATGGCTCAAACCACAGCAGGTTCTGGCTTTACATATGGTCTGGACTTGAAGATGCAAGACCCCGTTGCTGATGCTGGTGGTCCTTCTGGAGTTATAGCGTATAAAACTGCTGAAATCCGCTTGGCTGATGATGCTGCCGATGATCCTGTTGTCATCAAGGTAGGTAATTTTGTTGATGGTGCTGCTTCTGGTGTAGGCAAGGGTTCGTTAGGTATTGATTCTACTGATGGACTATTGTTTGTATCTGATGCTTCTGGCAACTGGCAAGCTGTTACTGTCTAATGTTGACTCATGAAGATCCGGAAGTTGCTACAATTGTGGCGCTTCTGGAATCCCAAAGAGACTTTGCAATGGGACATGCCGCCAAACTTGCT